GTTCGGCTTGAAGGTCACCGCGCCGGTATTGGTGTTGGCAACCTTGACGGCAAGGAATTGTCCTTCGGTGATCGCAGTGAGCGCGGGCGAATAGACAGCGACGATATTGTTGAGCGAGCCAGTATCGCCAGCATAAGGGATGCCGACCGTGAAGGTGCTTGACGCTCCGGACGTGCCTTGGACTGCATTTTGTAGCTGATAGACCGATCCAGTATCGACGAGGTTGGCAATCATGCCGGCGACGAGATCGTTGGCCTGCAAATCCGAACCATCCGGCCGCTTCACGGCGCGAACACCGAGGCCGCTGACTTGGATCGTCGCCGGTCCAGTGTTGTTATGCCCCACCAGCACATGCAGCGGCGTGCCGGCGGAATAGGCGTCGAGCGCTGGAGTGAGCGCAACCACCATCGCATTCGCTGCGCCCGTGTCGATGGCGAAATTGAGGTACTGACTGCGGATCGCCTTCAGCAGTTGCATGAGATCGCCGTCGCTCGGCACGAAGTTCGAATACTGAATCGCCGCGACGATCTCGCGCATCGGATATTCAATCGACGCCGCTGGAGGAATCGATCCTTCAATGCCAGCCGCCGGGTTGCCATTGATGTACGACCCGTTGGGATCGGTGATGCCGTAGGGAGGCTGATATTTCATCGAGCGATTCCTCTCTCCAAGGCGACCGATGAGGTCGCCAGAGTGTCAGGCCGAAAAAGCGGTTAAGAACGTCTAGGGCGTGCCAGCCATCGGATCGTCGATGTGGCCGCCGATGTTCGAATAGTCGAAGATGATTTCGGTGTGCGCGGGCTTCCACCGATTGAGCAAACACTCAAGGTCTTCCGCGAGCCCGATCTCAAGATGATGATCGACGCCGAGCTGTCCCTGCGTGACGCGAAACCACGTCAGCCGCGCTCCGGTGACATGCACCGTCCAGTAGAAGCGCATCTCCGGCGGCCCGATGTACCAGCGATAATCGCCAACCAGCGGATCAGGATCGAGCGGCGGCGTTCGCGTGTCGCCGAGATTGGAAACGCCGACCATGAACGGCGCATATTCGGAGATGGTAATTGTGTAGCCGAGGAACGCCGCGACGCCGATGAAGAACTCGATGGACTGGCCACCGAGCATGGTCATGCGCAGCACCAGCGCGATCTGACGGTCGTGAATCGTCAGCGGCCCGGTATAGCAAGGGTCAGGCAGTCCCCAGTTACGCTCCCAGTCCGGCAACAGCTCAACCGTCGAGCGTGGATCGCTTTCGCGCTCCAGAAGGTCGGCCGCGCGCCCATCGACATCGCCCCAGTATTCGGCGAGGCCGCGACAGGCAAGGTCGAGCGTCGTGCCGGGATTTTTCGGCCAAGCCTGCCCCTGCGGCAACAGCGACAGGAAGGCGTCGCCGTAGTCGTCGCCCGATCTGCGGACGTGAACGTCTACCATCGTGGTTTACGTGCCCGGCTGCGCGATGGCTTCGTAGAGGATCGTCTCCAGCACGGCCATGTGCCCGAGCGACGGCATCACAAAATCTTGGTCGGTCACGAGCTGGAACGACACGACGCTCGGCGCGCTCATGATCGCGTAGGAGACCCAAGCCGCGAAGATTGTCTTTCCCGGTGCGGCATATTGGAACAGCATGTTGCGAATGCTTGTTTCGATCTCGGCCTGCACCTCGGCGGTGTTTGGCACCAGCTCCGCGATGGTGACATCCATGAACGCCTTGATCGGCGCGAGCACGAAACAATCCTTGGTCGTGACCGGACGTTTGCTGTCGATGTAGGCCTGCACGGTGTTGATGTCCGGCTCGGTCGGCCAGCCGTCATCGTCGGCGCGCAGCTCGTCCATCAGGAAGCGCACTGTGATGGTGCCGATGCCCATCTCGGATGCCGCCCACGCCCGCGTGACGCCGGGGACAGCGAGCGCCCACTCAACATAATCCCCCTCAGAACCGCCCATCGGCGGCTGCTGAATCCGTTGCAGGATTCTCGCGCGCAGATCGTCATCGTTTTCTGTATCGGTGCCCCCGATCATTCCGACGACCGTTACAATGTCGTCGATGTTGGGGACCGAGGCGGCCAGCGCCAGCGTGTCTCCGGGCTCCATATTGCCGTCGCTGCCGGGATCGAGCGCTTGCGCTGGTGCCACAGATTGGCCAACACCAACCGTCGCGTCAGCCGATGTCTGGTATCCAACGCCGTTCGAGCCATTGAGCTGTGTCCCGGACGGAACGACGGCCCCGACGACCGGCCCGGTGAACGCGACCGAACCCGATGCAAACGTCGCTTGCTTCCTTCCTTTCGATCCGTCCGCATTCACGAGCCAGATTCGGCCGTGCCGGTCGAGCCATTCCGTCTCCGCCGTGTCCGGCAGAAGCTGGAGCGCAAGCCAGTCGATATATTGCAAGGTCAGATGGCATAGGCCGCCCTGCGCGTCGCCGAGAACGCGAAGCACCGAGTTGGGGATGCTGGCGTCCGCGCCGGGAAGAGTGCCGCGAATGTTGTCGCGGACAAGACCGCGAACATCTTTGAGCGTGGGCGTTGACCAAGGCAACTTTCAGCCCCCCATGTTCATGTCAGGCGCGATCTCCTGCCAAAGCATTTGAAAGCGCAGCTCGACTGGCGTTTTGGGTCCGCGATAGATGAACAAGGAGGTGTCGATGCGCTCGACGCCGACGCGCGTGGCCTGCACATCGAAACCCGTCGCGATCCGCAAATCGACAAAGGGCTGAATCGACTCGGTGACGTATTGCTCGACGCGCGCAACGGTCGCCCCTTCGGGGTCTTCCGGGCCGACAATTTTGCTGCGCTTGAGCAGCCAGAGCCGGCTGCCAATCGGCCAGCCATCGAACAGCTCGGCAGCGTCAAGATCGCCCCACCAGCCGGCGCGGTCAGTCGAGTCCGGGTTAGGAAGAATGTCACCGGGTAATGCGAGCCGGTCGGTGCCGAGCGCGAGGATCACCGCCGTCGCGAGCGCCTGCGTATCGTCGAGCGCGCCGTTGGCAAGCAACGACCAATCCACGCTGACCGAATAGCGCGGCCAGCGCGTGTCTTGAACGAGCCGGATGTCAGGCATCGTGTGTTTTTACGGATCGGTATCTTAGAGCGCGATGGGGTCGCTGTTCATGGAGTCGCCCTCGCCTCCAGCGAGGCAACCCTCGCTTCAAGCGCGGCAATCGCCGCGTCGCGCGCGGCAAGCATATCGGCGGTCGCGACCGGATTGCCGTTGACCGACGTTGGTCCTGAAAGGGCGATACCTGTGGTGCCGTTGATGTTGACCTGTTGCCCAGCAAAGGTGGCGGAGGTGCTGCCGTTGATGTTGACCTGTTTCGTCGTCACGGTGTGCTTGTCGCTCGACGAGACCAAATGTTCCTTGCCGATGAAATTCCACTGCGACGTCTGTTTCGTGTACTGCGAAACGACGGTCGTGCTATCAAGGGTCTGGATGTTAGCCTTGGAGACTTTGATCTCGTGGTTGACGCTCTGGCCTTCGTGCTGGAAATCTTGCGCGCTCTGGCCGCCGCCGCCTCCGCCGCTGCTCGCGTCGCGCGTGCTCGCGCCACCACCTCCGCCGCCGCCTCCGCCGCCGTTGCCGCCGCTGCTTTGACCGCCGCCGCGCTGCGGACGCTGCTGCTTCTGCTTCTCGACGTGACGGATCGAAACAAAGCGCTGCACGGTCTGACCGCCACCGCTGCTGCCGTCGTGCTGCCCCGGCGCAGCTCCGCCGCTGCTCTGCTGTTGGCTGTCATCCGGGCCGTCGAGCGACAACAGATAAAGCCCGGTTCGTCGCAGGATCGTCATCTGGCCAAGATCGTCGTACTGGGCGTTCTCGCCCTGCTTCAGCCCCATCGGCCGATAGCGCCGATCATCCATGACGGCGCAAAAATTCGACGTGCGATTGCCGCCGAAATACGACATGAAGCCCTCGGCGCAATCCTGAATCTTGCCGTCGCTGCCCTTGGTGGCACCGCGCACGACGCTGGAGAAGCCGTAATTCTGCGGCGACTCGACGGCTGAACGGCCTTCGCCCATCATCGAGCCCGTCATTTGCTGCATCATCTTGCTATCATCGATGGTGTCGATCAGCGCGCGTGCGCCGCCGCTGGAGTAGCCGACAAAACCGGCAGTCAATGGTGTCTGGCGATGCATTGAGCACTCCTGTTCGCTATAGATCATCCGGTGGACTGAAAGGCAGATCGCTGGCCGTCGCGGCGGGCGGCGCTGACGGCGCGTTGGCTGGGTTGTCGAGCGCACTGAATTGCTTGTCCGAAAGCATCCACGGCATCACCAGCTCCAACACGGTGGTCGTACCGCTCTGGTTGTCCTGCTGGAACGTCACGGTTTGAATCTTCATGACAAAGAGGAGCATCGCCGATGGCGACGTGACGTTCACGTCATCTCCGCAACGCCAGAGACTGACGCCATC